ACTACTTGATGAAGATTGGGCATGTGAGACGTTGTTTGATTCTTTGTCCTTTGTCCATCATGCAGTCTGCGTGGCTTAGCGACTTGAACAACAGTATCATCCATCGCTCTGCCGTTGTCGCGCACCATGCGCAAGCTACCCGCAGGATCGAGATGATCCAACAGAACTATGAGTTCGTCATTGCCAACTATGACGGGCTGAACCTGATTGCCAATGAAGTCGTGAACGATGGCCGCTTTGATCTCGTGATTGTTGACGAAGCCAACGCATACAAAACCGTGAGCACCAAACGATGGAAAGCGCTCAAGTCCATTCTGCGCCCTGACACACATTTGTGGATGATGACTGGAACCCCCGCGTCTCAGTCTCCAGTCGATGCGTACGGTTTGGCCAAGCTCGTGAATCCCACAGGCGTGCCGATGTTCTTCACAGGGTGGAGAGACATGGTGATGAACAAAGTGACAATGTACAAGTGGTCACCCAAGCCCAACGCCAAAGACTTGGTGCATGAAGCGCTGCAACCTGCGATCAGGTTCACCAAAGAACAATGCTTGGACTTGCCCCCAGTGCTCACCATGACACGCGAAGTGCCACTCACACCACAACAAGCCAAGTACTACAACATGCTCAAAGAACAAATGCTTGTTCAAGCAGCAGGGGAAACCATTAGTGCCGTTAATGCTGCCGCATCTGTATCCAAGTTATTACAGATTAGTTGCGGTGCAGCATATACCGATGACAAAGAAGTGGTCGAGTTCGATGCGTCTCCAAGACTGCGTGTGCTTGAGGAAATACTGGAAGAGACTGAGCGCAAAGTAATTATTTTTGCTCTATTCAAATCCACAATTGACGCGATATACAACCATTTACTTAAGCGTGGTATCACGGCAGATTTCATCAACGGATCGGTTACCCCATCAAAACGCTCGGACATTATTAGGAGATTCCAGAATGAGGAAAACCCTAGGGTCTTGGTGATGCAACCACAAGCAACTGCGCATGGGATAACATTGACAGCCGCCGATACGGTGGTATTCTATGGACCCCTGATGAGCGTTGAGCAATACACACAAGCCATTGCCAGAGCGGATCGCAAGGGGCAGAACTCAGACAAGGTAACAGTGATTCACATCCAAGGCTCGCCCATCGAGAAAAAAATGTTCAAAGCGCTTGAAGCCAAAGTGAGCGACAACCATTTGGTAACACAAATGTTTGAGAACGAAATAAATATTCAAAAGGAGTTGCAATGAAATAAAAAACTGATATAGAATGTCTAACACTTGACAACAACAAGAGAAGAGAGAAACAACATGGATACAGAAACAGAAACAATACCGTTAGAAAAACTCGTACAGATTTATCGCAAGATAAAAGAAAAAGTCGACACTCTCACGCAAGAGTACGACACCAAACTTGAGACACTCAAAGCCCAACAAGAGGAGATCAAGTTTGCGCTCAAAGACATGATGAAGACCGATGGGGTCGCATCATTAAGGACTGCCCACGGAACGGTTAGTCTGATCACCAAGACCAAGTATTCAACACAAGACTGGGATTCGTTCAAACGATTCATCATCGAGCACGAAGCCGTTGACCTGTTGGAGAAGCGAGTGGCTCAGAGCAACATGGCGCAGTTCCTTGCAGAAAACCCCGGTGCCGTTCCACCGGGCTTGAACTCCATCACGGAGTACGAGATTCGTATCACTAAACCTTCTAATTGAAAGCAAACCCTATGTCCAACATATCCGTATTCAATCCCGCACAAGTTCCTTCATTCGCACAAAACGGAGAACTTTCCGAAACAGCCAAAGCCCTCATGGGTGGAACGCTCAACTCTTCCAAGCGCATCTCTATCAAAGGCGGTGTGTTTAGATTAGTAGCCGGTGGCAAAGAGATGGCATCCATTGAGGAGCGCCATCTTGACGTGATCGTGGTGAAAGCCGCGCCCAAAGTAAGCCGTATCTTCTATGCCAAGTCGTACGATGGTGACAACATCACTGGACCCGATTGCTGGTCTAACGATGGCGAAAAGCCCGATGCGTCCATCAAAGCGCCACAAGCGCCTACATGCATGACTTGCAAACAAAACATCGCCGGATCAGGCCAAGGTAATAGCCGCGCTTGCCGTTACCAACAGCGCTTGGCGGTGATGCTTGCTGATAACCCTGATGAAGTGTTGCAGTTGACATTGCCCGCGACATCCGTGTTCGGTAAAGAAGATGGTGACAAGCGCCCACTTCAAGCCTATGTCCGTCACCTCGCATTGGCGTCACCTCCCGTTGACGTTGAGAAGATCGTGACTCGCATGAAGTTTGATACCAAGGCTGAGTCTCCCAAGTTGTTCTTTTCCCCTGTGCGTTGGTTGACCAATGTAGAGTACGAGTTGTCCAAGGCCAAAGGCAACACCCAAGAAGCGATGGATGCAATCCGCATGACGGTTGCCCAGACTGATGGAGTGAAACCAAAAGCTGCACCACTTGCACTCGCAGGCAAACCACCTGTTGAAGACGAGATTGAAGAAGCGCCAGCGCCCAAAGCAAAGGTGAAAGCAGAACCCGTGGAAGACGCAGGTGAACCAGAAGTTCGCAAAGAGGCGGCAAAGCCAAGTGCTGTGCCTGCTAAGAAAAGCAAACTGGCTGACATCGTGTCTGATTGGGATGATGAATAAGTAAGTTCAGGGGGTAGCAAGGGCGGTCGCAATGCGTAAGTCGGGGTGTTTTTTTTCTTTGGATTTTTTAGACCTCGTTAGATATCCGCCAACATACTTACGGTTGTGTTTCCCCTGACTTCAAGGTCGCGCTACCCCCACCTTTAAAGTAAGACAATGCCATACTCAGACAAAATCGTTGAACTCGTGGCTCGATCGCCTAAAACTCTTGGGAGTACCCTTGGGCGTTGGGCTATTCATTTGGACTTCCCTGTTACAAAAATTGCATATGCGCTTGGCGTCACCCGACAAACTGTGTACAACTGGTTTGAAGGCAAAGATGTTTTTGTGGCGTACCAAAACAGGGTAGAACTTTTAACAAAAATTATGTCGACGTCCAAGACGGCCGACGAAGCATGGAGAAGAATATGCAAGGAATACAACCTCGATCCCTCAGTAACTCGGAACTGATTCAGTACTCAGCCATGTTCATTGATTCCAATGAAGGCATGCCCCTCGCATGGCAACACGAACTGCTGCGCCGATACATCGCTCTTGCCCCAACAGAAACGCACCTGTACCCCCAAGAAGGTCAGCTCGATCTCTTTAAATAACCCGAAGGAAATGAATGGAACCGCTAGAGTTTATGGCGGCGGTTTTGCCGTCTCCGGGCAACGGACGCTATTGCGTGGCAGAACTCACCAAAAAGAAGGAACACGTTTATGTTGATGATTTACAAGAAGCCGAAGCGAAGATAAACCAGTGGAAGAAAAACGGTTATGACATTTATTTCGCGCTTGGCACGTTTGGCGCAGAAGACACGCGAGTTGCCGCCAACGTCCAAATGGTCAAGTGCATTGCGGTGGATGTCGATTGCAATCACCCTAAAGATATACCGGATGAGAACGGCGTCATCAAACCAAAGGCGTACCCATCCGCTCAAGCGGCAGCCAAGGCAATACTAGACTTCTGCGATGAAGTTGGGTTGAGCGATCTTGGTAGCCCTTGGATGGTGGCATCAGGCGGTGGCGTGCATGCCTACTGGCCGTTCACAGACGCTGTGGACAAAGAAGAATGGAAGCCTGTGGCCGAGGGGTTCAAGCGCTTGTGCAATCAAAAGAAACTGGCGATTGACAACACAATCACAGGGGATGCGTCCAGAGTTCTGCGTGTGCCTGACACCATCAACACCGGCGTCAAAGGCAAGAAGAAGGTTAGGGAAACTACCAATGTACGCTTCAAGAACGAGGGAGACTTCTTCGAGTTTGAGGACATCCGTGGATTGGTTGAGAAGCACCTTGTGGGCACAGCCTACGAGACAGTCACTAAGCCGCGCGTGTCGCTGGATATAGCAGGAACACCGATTGCGTCAAGCGGTACGACGGTCAAGCTGTTTGAGAACTCAGTCACGCGCTTTAAGATCATTGCAGAAAAGACTGCCAACGGCACAGGTTGCGGACAGCTCGACCACTACGTGAACAACGCAAGTGACGATGGTATGGAGCCACTCTGGCGTGGGTTACTCAGCATTGCGCAGAAGTGCGAGGACGGTCCGAAAGCTGCAATATGGCTCAGCAAACTTCACCCTTACGATGAAGGGCGCATGCACCAGAAACTGTCCGAGATTAAAGGGCCCTATCCATGTACCAAACTCGATAGTGAAAACCCCGGTGTTTGCCCCGGTTGTATGCACTGGGGAAAGATTACAAATCCGTTAGCGTTGGGTCGTGCCACGGCAGTGACCACGACAGAGAAAATCGTAGAGATCGACAAGAAAGAATACAAGAGACCCGAGCCCCCACGTGGCTACGCTTATGGTGAGCGTGGTGGTGTGTTCATGGAGAAAGAAGACTTGGATGCCAACGGCAACAAGATGAAAGTACAAGTGATGATTCTGCCGTTTGACTTGTTCCCCGTGGACATACTCAGGCATGAGAAAGAACACACCGTACATTTCATGGCCAATTTGCCTGACGGCGCAGAATCCATTGACATCCCCATGCGTTCAACAATGGAAAAGGGCGCTGAGGCTATTAAGTTATTGGCAGCACAACGCGTTATCAGTTCATTCGGTTCTGGCAACGACAAGAATCTGGCCGACTATGTGAGAGCTTGCGTAGAAAAGATGAACATGGAAAAGACGCCTTTGAAAGTTCCCACCAGTTACGGTTGGCAAAAGAATAACACCTTTGTGTTCGCAGGAAAAATCTATACCGCGCACAAGGCGCCTATTACCGTGCCCATGACCGGCTTAGAGAATATTGTTAACAACACACAACCCACCGGCACGTTGGAGAACTTCCGTGCTTTTATCAACCTCTTGATTAGAAAGAAAATGTATGGACATCTTAGCGTTATCCTTATGGGTGCTGCGTCGCCTCTTATGCGCTTCACTGGTATTTATGGCCTTACAGTTCACTGCGGAAGCACTGAATCAGGTACCGGAAAATCTTTGGCTCTGGAAGGCGCTGCTTCTATTTGGGGGCATCCTGTCCACTATCGCACTGGCAAAAGCACTAGCCCAGTTGCCATGCAACAAAGACTAGGATTATTCAATAGTCTTCCACTTGTAACGGATGAGATCACATCCAAGAACCGCAAAGACTTTGAGTGGCTACCTGAGTTCTTATTGGACATGACCGAGGGTCGTGGCAAGGAGCGCATGGAGTCCGGTTCAAACAAAGAGCGTATCAATCTATCCACTTGGATGGCTATCGCCATCATGTCCTCCAATACCCACGTGGTTGACTACCTGACTGGTGAGCGCAAGCATGCTGCTGAAGGTGAGTTGAGACGCCTGATTGAATTTGTGATGGATGAGGAGTTGAAGTTTGAGCCTGAAGAGATCGACATCATTAAATCCATAGCCAATAACTACGGTGTAGTGGGTGAGATTTTGGCGCAGTATTTTGTGGATCATGTGGACTCTTTACAAGAGTTGGTATCCAACTGCATCAAGCGGGCATATACAGAGTTTAATGCGACCAATGATGAGCGGTTTTGGATGGCGGGGCTTGGTGCTCAAATGGCGGCAGCCATCTTACTTGGCCCCAAACATACAGGCGCTCTTGACTTTCCTATGACCGAGATCATCGCCGATATGCACAAGCGTATTGACTACATGCGTAGCACCATCAAAGGCGGTAAGCGTGCAGCCGAAGACGTTCTTAACGGATTCATTGGCGAGTTCTGGGGCAAGTTTGTCATTGTGAACTATGGCGATAAGACAGGACTCAGCGCCATCATGGGGGACGGCTCCATGGTCAGCAAAGAAACCACCAAGTCTGCCATCATGGGGCGTGTTGAGAACGGTAAAACTTCTGGGTGTAAAGACTTCTATATTGAAGAGCGCTTGCTTAGAGCTTTCTGTTCCAACATGAGCTTTGGGTATGCGGACTTCAAGCGCCAAATGGAGAAGCAGTACACAGTGTCTTACATGAGCAAAAAAGACATGTTGGCCCAGACAAGCGGACCGCCCATGCGTGTGTCGGTGATCAAGATCAGCAGACGTGAAAACGAAGCAGATGAAATCATTGCGCGTGCAATATCCGTGGACAAAACTTAAGCGCGGGCAGGGATTCTTTATCCCTTGCTTAGACCCGGAGGCCGTCACCAAAGACGGCCTCCTAGATGCTTTACGCTATCGTTTGTTTGACGTCCGTGCCAAGACGGGCATCATGCAAGGGCGGCTGGGCGTAATGTTTTATCGAAGACCCCCTTCATCGAAGTAGCGATCTTTATCTTCAACTGGCGCATCTGATCAAGCCTGTCGCGTTTTTCCTGTGGGGATAAGTTGGACGCTTTGATCGCCATTTCGGCTTTTGTGATTGTTGCCATTTGCTGACTGACGTTACCCTCGATTGAAGCCATTGCAATTTTATTTGAGTTTTCTTGCAAGTAGCTCATGGCTTCTGCACGGCGACCTTCCGACAACAAAGTCTTGAACGTCTGGTTGACGGTCTTGATGTCGGTTAAGTCATCATATAAAGCGCTGATCCTACCGCCTGCATCTTTGGGTTGGAACGCAGCACCGATTACGGCAGCATCAGATAAACGCTTGACCGCTTGCTCGGGGGAACCAGATGTGGGTGCACCCAAACTCAACGCTTGCATCAAGGCCGTGCCAACTGTACCGGTATATCCACGAACAAGGTTTTCAATCTTGATGGGGGACACATTGAATGTCTGGCCAATGTCTTTTGCAATCTCAGAAGTATTGTCGCGGAAACGGAAGCCCGGCTCCAGCATCTGCTCTTTCTTGGATTCCAGTGGGCGCCCTGTGAAGAACGAATAGTTCGTTACATTCTCAACAAGAGGCTTGACCGCTTGGGGCAAGAACATGGAAGTACCACCGGGAATTGTCTGAAGAGCAATACTCTTAAACGCTTTATAGGCTTCTTCACCACCATGCTCATTGCTCATGGTATTGATGAGCGCTTCGGGTATACCCTTAAAGATATATCCAATTTCAAATGGCACAGGCACTCTCAACGCTTCATCAAGGCCGGGCACGTGAACAAAGAAGTTGCCATACTTCTCATCAGGGTTGGCGTTCTTGTATGTGTCATCATCTTGCATCAACAAGGTGTAGGCCACGGCAGTCATCGCAAGCATAGCGCCGCGTTGCATTAGTTTACTTTGAATCTGCAACCGCTCGTTCATGGGCATCTTGCCAGTGAAGGCACGATATAAAACGTCCAAGGACTGCAACTGTGCGTTGAAGAATGGGATCATCTTAGATGCCAAAGACACGCTTGGAGATACGCCACGACGGTTAAAGTTCATGGCTTCCAAAGACATCAGCGTGGCTTCCATTTCAGAAAGACCCTGTGCAATGTAGCTGTTGTACTGGGCACGGCGTGTGGCTGCATCTGCTTCCATTGTCATGCCTTCAGCTTTACTAAGCAACTGAGTCCAGCCTGTTTTGCCTGCTTGGATATCCCGCAGTATCTTGGACAAGTCTTCGTTAGTTCCAGTAAAAATCTGGCCGCCAATAATGCCTCGACGCTCTAGTGCCGTCTTGGTGGTCGACTTACCCAGTTCTTTGACTGCGCCTAAGATCGGTGTGAAATTAGCTCCAGACAAAATGGGGGCTGCCACAGAGTCGCGTACCAACTGGCGGAACGCATAGACTGGGGAAATCGTAACCGCTTTGCGCAAGAAAGTGGCAGGCATCGACATGACTTTAACCACAGCGCTGTTGTTGAGCGGGATTCCGGCCATGCCTTTGACCAATAGATCGGATGGGATGCCAAGCGTCTCGGTGTTTATGACCGCGTATTTCTCAACGCCCTTGTCTCTGAAACGCACAATGTCAGGACCCGATGTGGCTTTACCCAAAGTATGCGCCAGCTTCATACCGATCAACTCGTAC